TCTTGCAATGTCTTTAATGAGCTTATTAGCCTCATCAGTAATCTCTCCATCACTGAGACTATCATCAACCTCCATCTCAGTCTCTACCCAAATCTTTACTTCAGCTGATACATAGATTGTTCTCATTCTTATCTTAATTTAATAGGTCCAAGAGTTTTAAAGTTATTCATTATCATATAATTTTTAATATCTTGAATCTTCTGCCAAATATCATCTGGTACATTGTATATTGTTTTATCTGATAGTTGTAGAATGTTTTTTGCTAACTTTGTAGTAGCATCATTAAACACATCTTCATGTTCTTTATTCATGATTCTTATAGTCTATAGAGATCTTTAGGACACTTCAAGCTTCTTCTTCTCCAAAGAACTTTAGACCTTTGAGTTCTGCTAAAGACTTTGCTGCTCCTTGTACCATCAGAGTATTGTAATGTTCATCTTCAGCCTTTCCTAGCCTGAGATAAAGAGTTTGGAATAGAGTTGCCAATCAACAAAGCTTTATCTCTTTGTTCTTCAACCTCTCTTTGTTGCTTTACACCTTCTTCAAACAATTCATGCCATCTATTTCTTTCATCAGTTAACACCTTTATTGATTCTTCTAGAAGAATTAATTCATCCCTCTCCTTAAGATACTTCAAACAGATCTGAGGAACAAACCTACCAAGATCCTCTACTTCAGCATTCAAATTAATATAATCAGAGACTTCATTCCACTGATTCATAACCTTTAGAGCTTCTTCTTTCCATTGTCTCAACTGCTTATTAATATCTCTCAAATCATTAATCTCCCTCTCATCCTCTTGAGTTTTGACCCACAGAGCATCTCTCTCTAGTTTCAAAGCATCAAACTGTTCAACAAAACTCTTCATCTCTTGAACATCTTCTTTGATCTGTTTATGATCTTCTTTAATAAAATTGTGAATCATAATCTTATTATAAAATATGATTCTTAATCATCTCAAAAAGAGAATCAATACTCCCCTTAACTGATCCTTCAATCTTAATTGCTGTCTTCAAAACATTGCCTTCAAAGCCCTTCATTGGATCATTTGAATCTTTAGGAACTGGCAAAGCACTATCTCCATCCCAATAAATGAGACTGATGAGATTGTTATTCCTATCAATTGATATTTTGTAGTTGTCCATTATTACAGTCTATATGCTTTAGGAAGAGGTGTCAAGAGATTCAGCCAAACCAAGTTTATCTTTTACCTTAAACAATATTTGATTTATGGTTACATCTAATTCTGAAGAAGCTTCTGACATACCATCTTTATTATATCTATTATCCAAACTTTCGATATGTTGTTTGTTAAAATTCAAATGACACACCCAATTATTATTTTCATCAAGTACAGATGCATATACTGAATGATATCCATTATGTATGTCTAATTTGTATTTCATAATTTTATTCTATATGCTTTAGGAGGAGGTATCAAGCTTATTCATAAACCTATCTAATGCATTAGTAGATGCTGGTATCCAACTCTTATAAATTAAATCTGTATGTTTTATTATATTATAAATTTTAATGACATTTTTAGAAAAATATTCTAAAACAAAATCTTTATCTTTTACTTTAAAGAAACGAGGGTCATCCAACCAATAAGTCTTAATATGCTTTTTGTTTTTTGAAAAGACTTTCCAATAATGATGACTTACACAATTACACATAATCTTATTATATAGCTTTAGGAGGAGGTGTCAAGAGAAGAATTTCACAGATTTGTAATCTCAATGTCCTTTGGATGAATACTCTTAAAGGTAAACAAAGCTAGTAAATTGTATTGAACACTCGATGCACTTTCATCCAAATAATATTTTGTTGTTGTATCCTTTTTAATTTTCAGTACAATCATATCTTTTGGTTCTAAACCCTTACTTCTGGCTAGTGTTCTTTTCCAGCTTTCAATAAGCTGACCATTCCCTTCTGTATAAAATAGATAAACTCTATCTCCTGGATGATTAAATGTTGTCTGAGATAGTTTAGGATTTAAACCTATTTCTCTTATTTTAGCTGCATTTGTAGCTGTTGTGATGTGATAGAAGAATGGTATCTTACTAAGAGTTTTCTCACTTAGTTCTGATGGCTTATTTGGCTCAATTAAAAGATCAACATACCCTTCCTCTTTATCTTCTATCTCTTTTGCAATAAAATAACCACTAAAACTAAGCAAACTATCTAATACTTGTTTGGGATATCCTTGTTTAAGATAAAGATTTAAAACAACAGGTTTACCATATTTTGTATTAGTTGTCAGAGGGTTTGGATCAAATTGCTTTTTTAGTATATATGGTTTTAGTTCAGATGTATAAATTCTTTTGAGAAGATGATCAACACCATGTGAGACAATGAGAGCTTCTTTTATAAGCTGTTGATATGTATCAGACCATTGCTTGGGCAAATATGATTCTATAGCCTCATCAAATTTCATTATTGATACTTATTCTATATGCTTTAGGAGGAGGTGTCAACTATAAAGGAGGCTGAATTTTTCCAATCTTATAAAGCCAATAAGGGAATGGTGTACTATACCAGATCTCAATAATTTTATTCTTTAGCTTCTTATGCCACTTCTTTTGCTCATGAAAATAAATTGCTACATCAGAGTTTACTACAGCCAAATCATGCAAAGCTTTCTTAGGGTTATTCTCATGCTCCCTACTATAAATGTGCCAGGTTATGAGCTCTTCAAGAACAGCCTCTTTCCATCCACTTGCTCTCACACCCTCATTATAGGCTCCTTCCATCTGATAATGAACAAGATGATACAGAGCTTCTTTTGGATCTTTATAGTTTATAGTATTCAAACCACAGATCTCAAGCTGCTCTTCAATAGCTTCTTTCCACTTCTTAAGCTCTTTAACTTCATCTCTCAATTTATAGACTTCAGGATCAGTCCAATCTACATCAGGGCATGCACATTCCCATTCAGAATGAGCATGACACTTACAGCCTTTACCTTCGTAGTATTCGTCAATCATTCTTTAACGATTTCTTTTTAGACTCTTTGCAAAAGTATTTAATTTTTACTAAAGTCATATCTTTTTCTATAATAATCCAACGAAGAGCTTTTCCTTTTTGTTCAGCTTGCTCACACAGTATAGCTCTTTGAATAATTGACTCTCGCTCTTCAAAAGTAGGTTCGTACTTGAAGACGATAGTCTTAATGTATTCTCTTTCCTTCTTTGCTTTTGGTTTGTATTTAGTTGGTAGCTTTGCCATGATAAAGTAAACTAGTTGGTATTGGACGATTGTTTTGGATTACTGTCTTAGTTGTATGAATGAGTATAAAGCAAGCTACTAGGCCAATCAACGCCAAACTTATTACTATTGCAAAACATTGAAAAAGAGTTTGTGCTAAAGACTGTTCATGTTTAGTTTCAAGTTCAAGTTTCATATTAGACAAAGAGTCGTTTAGTACAATCGATAGACAACTCTTTTAGTTCTTCTTGAATCTGAGTTAATCGTATTAAGATACTTCTAGCTTCTTGATCTAAAGGATTATCCAAGCAAATGTCTTGAAGTGTTTTAATCTTCTCGTCTTGATCAGAACACCAAAGAGCAATTGAGTGAGGAGTATCTTTTGTATTATGATTATTCATTAGACGTACGGACCGGATGTTTGTATTTTCTTCAGACATATATTTTAAAGTAATTGGGCCCACCAGGACTTGAACCTGGAACCAAAGGCTTATGAGGCCTCTGCTCTAACCTTTGAGCTATAAGCCCGTAAATTTTATTTAGGGAAGGTCTACTGGAGGTTCAATGAGGTCCTTGATCTCAGCCTTAAGCCTCTTGATCTCCTCGTTAAAGCCCTTAACAAGAGCCTTCTTTTCCTTCATAGTATCTTCAAGCTCCTTGCAGAGTTCAAAGACCTGTGCTTCTTTTGACGTGTTGGTTTCTTCCATAGATTATTTCTTGAGTAGCTTGCGCTTTTCTTCTAGTTCTTTTCTAAAGTTATCTCCATAGCACTTGGAGCAGACTGGTTTGTCTTCAGTGCCATATTGTTGCTGGCTCCAAACTTTTTTATTGCAGTGAATGCATTTCATTGTGCATATACCATCACTTCAACTCTTGGACAGGTCTACTTTGTTTATTGTATTCGTCTTCGAGAATTTGCTTGAGGCTTGCTTTCAGCTTTAGAACATTTGGCGTCTGCGTACAGCTTTCTAGTTTTCCAAGAACACTTATAATCTTTCTCATGTCTTCGGTATGTTCAACATCTTGATACATCTCTCCATACTGACACATCTTTGTGAAAAGTTCTCCAAAAGTCGGACATCCATTATATTGCTCATCGTTTAAGCTATAAGAACGATCAAAACTAATCTTTGTCTTTCCTTCTTCGATGTCCTTGAGAGCTTCAAGACCATCCAGGTAGTGTTGCATCAGAGTCTTTGTATTTACTTTCTTTACGTTCCTAATAGGCTTGAGAACTTGTATTGAATAGTCTCCAAACTTAATACTTCTTGGTCTCTTGAGGCCAGGAACATCCTCAATAGCACTACCCCACTTGCTGTGCTTAATAAGACTAATCAGTCTACGAACTGGCCACTTGAGTTCAAAAGATACTACAGATCTATCGTTTACATTGAAAGGTGCATTTCTCATGAAAGACATCTTCCGCGAATCAAACAATTTGTCAACTAGTAATTCAATTGACTTTCAACATCAATTTCAGTAAGAAGTTCAATCTGCTCTTCTTCACCTTCGTTGTTTGTAAGAGTCAGTACAGGACCTTCAACTGTGACTTCTTGATTGTCGCCTTCTGTAAAGGCAACTTCAAAGTCTAAACCATCTTCATGCCACTGAAGCTTTAAGAACTCATTGTCAGGTTCATATTCAAGATCAACAAGTGAAGGAATGATGAGTCTTCCTTCGAGTACTACTGCAGAAGCTGTAGCAAGAATTTCAAAAGTATTCACGAGATTTAATGTTTTCATCGTGAATACTTATTGAAAATACGATCTATTTCTTAGAGTAGATCGCTGCTACTCCCTTGCCATTCTTCTTGATCTTACCTTCCTGAGTCAGCTCCCTGAGCAACACTCCCATGTAGCCTGAGCTGATTGAAGTGTCGTTGACTAGAGTCTGGATCGTCTTAGGCTGACCAAGTGCTTCTAAGACCAAGTCCTTCTTGGAAGGACTATTGGACTTTGATCCTGGTCGCTCAGTCTCGACAGCTTGGAAGTCGAAGCCAGTCTCCGTGATCGGAAAGCTCACAAAGCCAGTCGAACCAAACCGGTTCTTCGTCACATCAACGTCACGCAGACCATCATCCTCCTTGTTCCGAGTCATGATAAGGTTTGCATCAACGCTGTGAGGCAGAAGAGTCGAGCCTTTGTAGGTTCCAGTCTTCGTGAAGTGCAAGATCGTGCCAATCACAACCTCCTGCTCCTTGGCAGTCTGGATGATCTTGGTTGCGACATACTCTTCGACCTGCTTCTTGTTCAGAGCTTTCTTGGTCGTCAGAGCAGGCAAGCTGTCAAGGACGACAAAGTCGAACTTATTCTTCTTGATCTCGTCACAGATCGTATCAATATCAGTGATGTTCGCAAGAGGAACCTGAGTCACACCAAGCCGCTTTGCAGTAAATGCAAGCTGCTCAATGCCCTCTTCTCCAGAAATATAAGCAGTCTTCTTACCAGTCCGCTCAAGGAGCTCAAGGATCTGAATGAGCATCGAAGTCTTGCCAGTACCAGGAGCAGCAGCCAATGTGAAGGCCATGCCAGGAAGAAAGCCAAGACCACCGAATACGGAGTCGAGATCGTCTTTGCCAGTCTTGAACCTCCGGTTATAGACGTCAGGAATCTTGACGTCAGAGGCTCGCGTGAAGTTGGTATTATTGGTGTTGGTCAGTACGTTCATGTGTTGTTTGATTGTTCCTATATCTTCGATCGAACTGACGGACAGCTCAACGAGATTCAATCAGATCTTTGATCTTCTTCAAGACGACTTTGTCTGTAACATCTTCGTAACTATTGAAATATTTAACACTGAATTTGGTATATTTACCATTGTATTTGTTAGTTGTTACATAGTAACGCTCTCCATCAATAAGTGCTACATATTGATCGATATAATTCGACATAGTATGCTTCACATTATTCTCTTTGGAGAGAAGCTTTTTCTTTGTCTTGAGTGATCGAGCTTTGTTGATTGCTTCAACTTCTTTCTCGAGATCGCTAAAAGTTAAATCTGATTTAGTAGCAATACTATTTCCAATTGCTACGACATCTTTAATATCATCAATTCCATACTGATCCTTTAGAATGTTTTGTTCTGTTCCAAAATGGACGAGATACTGACAATCTTCACAACCATCAGAGTATGGTTCATGCATTCCAATATAGAGCTTGTCAAAATCATTAGAAGAAGACTTCACTTTTAGAGTGAAAAAAGGTCCTTCTTTAATAAAGTTTGAGTTGAGATTCTTTTTTAGATATGTGATAGATGGTGTTCTTTTCATTGGACCTATATCTTCGACAAAGACATTGGACAAGACAACGAGTTTTGAGTGTAGAGAAAAAATAAATTTTTAAATAAATAACTTTTGATGAAAATAGATAAAGATTTAAAGTTGCTTTTTGAGGCCTACCAAAAAGTTGAGGAAATGGCCATCAGTAACGTCCAAAGAACTTCTTCCTTATTAGGCAAAACACCAAACAAGTATGTTTATACAAAAGACGACAACGAAGAGGAAGAAGATTCTCTCAGTAGAGGCGAGAGAGAAATGTTTACCACAAAATTTGACAAATATGCAGATTATTTAAAGAAAAACATTTTCACGAAAATTCCTTTCGAGTTTAATATCTTTCTCCAAGATTATGAAATTACTAACAAAGATCGGGACGAAGTAAAAAAGCTTGTTGATAAGGACAAAAATAGTATTACTGTTTTTATGTCTAATGAAGGAAGTAAGGCCCAACATATATTAACTCCGTGGATGTTGGCTCATAGAATTGCTCATTGTTTTAGTTCTTCTCTTTACCCTTTTCAAAATAAAATTACTGGAGAGGGTAAATATAATTTTTGTGATAAATTAATGAAAAACATTGAGAATATAATTAAAAATTATTTAAGTAGTGTTGATAAGAATTGGGATACATTCAATGGTGTTGATATAACAAAGTTAACACATGGGGAATTTGTCAAACTAAATAGAGCTCCTATCTACCAAAAGGTTGGCACTTTCAAGTCCGCACGAGATTTAACAGTTAATGGGTTTGAAGAGTTTGTACACGAAATAATTGCTCAATATATGATAACGGGGAAGATTACTTTCAACCCTCTTCCTACTAAAGAAGAAGCTTCAAAAGTAGAACTGCAACTAAAACAAGCAATCGAAAAGCTCTTTACAGCGGTTAAGGGTTGTTATTGTATTTATCATAACGAATAATCGTTGAGCTATTAAACAGCTCAACAAAAAAAGTTTGTGTGGTTTTCTAGTGCTGTTGCAATAAATAAGTGTATGAGCAAAAAGTTTGATAGTCTGTATGAAAGTATTTCCTGGTCCTTGAGAGAGACACTTGACATTAGTGATGTTGATTACACTGGTTCAAAGTTATATGATAGCATCAGAGCACTTGTTCAAGAACTTAAAAATGCTAATCTTTTAGATCTCAATACAGACAAAGAAGTATCAGAATTTGCTAAAAAAGCATTAGCTAATAAACAGTTTTATATTACTGGTGGACTAGACAACGTTAAAATTACAGTTACTGGTGGAGATAATTCTTCTGATCCTGAAAATGATTCTCCTGTAACTATTGGAATTGTACAAGGTGAAGGAGCTCCAGTTACATATAGTGATTCGATGTACACCGATCCAGTTGATGAAGCTATAAAGTATATTCAAACTCTACAGGTTAAGGCTGCATCGCCTGAAGCGGCTGTACAGACAACACCGCCAGAAAATCCTGCTAGTGAACAACCGGGAGATCAAGGCGGAGCTAGCGCCCTGCCTGGTACACAATAATGGCATCTGACATTTACGAAGAGAGAATACCTCACTTCTTATATAACATCCTATCGACTCCTGTTGGGTCGGTTTGGAGAGGAGCTCAATGGGTAGTTGCTTTTGATAACTTGGCTGGTAGAGTTCTTCCATCTATTGAAAAAGCCTTAAAGTACGAAGGAAAAGAATGGCAGATTAAGTCTGCTGCTGATGCTGTTCTTGGAGATGACTATCAAAGTAATAAAGGATGTATATTTGCTCAAGCTGTTACTATTCCAGGAGAGTCTATTGTAGTTAATGCAGAAGGAAATATAATGTCTAATGCTTTTCAACGTTCGTATGTAGGACAGGGTAGAAATCAATTACCAGAAATGCAAATGTCGTTCCTTGATACAAACGTATCTTTTGCTGATAATTTTTTAAGACCATGGGTCATTGCAACTGGAACATTTGGCTTATGGGCTGGTGGTAAAGACTCATACAGAACCGATGCATACTGTTATAAGTTAGCACCATACGATTCTAGCCAAGACAATCCAGATGCTGTTCCAGGAGTAGTTATGACAATGACATTTTATGATGTTTGTTGCATATCAGTATCAAATGAAGAATTAAATTACGCACCAATGACAACAACACCAATGAGACAAGCTAGTTTTATCTATAACTATTATAGTGTAGACACCAAGTCTAGCAATCCTTTTGTAAGTTAGCATGCGCTTCAAGCTCAAAACAAACGATAAAGTCGTTTTATGTAAAGAGTTAAATGTAAGTCTTTATAAAGATTTACTAAAGTCTACATATGGTGATGAAGTAGATTTGCCAGGCTTTCTTGATACTATCTACGATATTCTTGTTAGTTTAACTGGAGAGCCAATTTCTTTCTTTCAAGAACTATCGGTAGTTGAACTTCTTTCTTGTATATTGCAACTAAGGATTAATACTTTTGGAGATAGAACAAAGATTAATCTTACAAAAGAAGAAGCTAAAACATCTTTAGAACTTCGTATTGATTGGATCATAGAGGATCTAAACGTAATTGATAAGAGCATTATTAGTAAAACTATCGAAAACGAAAACTTTGATATACATCTTGAACCTCCAACTACTCAACGTCTTATAGAAAAGACAGATGAAGATTATTTGTATTTTGTTGGTGGAGTAACTATAGGAGATAAACTAATATCAATTAAAACCAATACAGATGCTAAATTATTTGTTGATAAACTGCCAGCAAAGATTGCTCTTGATATAGTAAAGCATTTTGAATGTGTTGTAAAAGAATTACAAAACTTTAGCTTTCTTGACAGATACGGAATAGTTGAACAGAATTTTACTTTCGTACCTTCAGCTGAATCAGTTCTTTGGTTTACAAAGTTAGTATTCAACGAACCATTAGATGTATTTTATGATAACTTGTTCTATTTAGCATATTTAGGACATTTGCAAAACTCATACATTGAAAGTTGTACGCCTGGTGAGTATATGTACTTTGTAAGAAAGCTAGAAGCAATTCAAGCTCAACAGAGACAAAGTGATGAAACACCTAACAACTCACAAGTAATTGGTGGAAGAGAAGAAGCAATTAATGATTTTTAGTTGAGAAATATAAAATTTGAGAGTAAATAGAGTTATGAGCGAATCTCCAAACAAAGAATTTTACGATTTATTAAACTCCGTTTCTGTTACAGAAACTTCTGACATTACTCTTTCTGATGGAAAGGCATACAAGTTTCGTCAGCTTACAACTAATAATCTTAAAGATCTGATCAAATCGGTTGTTGATTCTCCTCTCACTCAATCAATTTTTAATAGTACTGTTGCTCGTATTATGAAAGAGTCTTATGCTGGAGAGTCTTTTGGATATGAGTTCAGTGTTATTGATCGTTTACTGTTTGTTCTTGGAACACGAGTAGCTTCTATCTCTCCTACTATTGTTCTTACTAAAGAAGATAAGACTACAGTAACTGTTAACATTCAAGATGTTATTACTAAACTTGTTAGTACATTAGGAACTAACTCACAAGCTTTTGCTAACGGAAGTCTTTCATACAATACTATCTCTATCACTTATGGAGTTCCTACTATTGCTGTAGAGTCTCAACTTAATGATGAAATCTATAAGAATGCTGAACTGGATGTACAGACACCAGAACAGCTTCGAAAGCTTCTTGGAGAGACCTTTATTAACGAGATTGCAAAGTCTGTTAATAATGTCGTTGTTGGAGACAGATCTCTAGATCTCTCTACAGTAACATTTAAGTCTCGTCTAAAGACTATTGAAACTCTTCCAGCTTATCTTATTAGTAGTGTTATTCAATACATTGAACAGTATAAGAAGTTAATTGAAGATAACCTTGTTATTGAAGAAGGTTTATCTCTTCCTATTGACGGCTCTTTGTTCTCTCTACGTTAATTTCATATTAAGTAATTGGCGTGGAGGCCAATTCCGAAATTATCGATTCAGTAGTAGAAAGAATAGTTGATCAGTTCAATATAAAAGCTGACGATTTCGTACAGCGTCTTGCTGTATTGTTATCTAAAAACCTTAGTGATAAACTCCTCGCTAAGGTGTCTGCTGCTCCTATTCCACAAAAGACGGAAGAAAAAGCTGATACTACTAAAGTAGCTTCTGAACAGCCACGTCAGCAACCAACTGAGTCGTTAAAGAGTTATCTTACAAACATTCCTAAAATTGCTGAAGGTGTAAATAGACTTGTAGAAATAGCTGAAGCTTCAAAAGATAAAAAGCCTAGCTTTAATTTTGCTGAAGCATTTACTTTCGAGAACTTCTTTAAGACTGTTTCTCCTAGTTTTGCTAACCAATTTAAAGGTTTAACAGCAACACCTGGTTTGCTTAAAACGTTTTTTGGAGATCTTCCTAACAAGATTGAAAAGAAATTAGAAGCTATTCAAGCTTTGTTTAAATCTAAGAAGGAAGGTTCTAACATTGCTGATAGAATTAAAGAAGCTTTCAAGAAGTTGATGCCAGTTGGTACTACGACACAAAAGCCTATTTCGTTTGAATCTATCAAAGAGGAAGCTTCAAAGAAAATTGAAGGAGCGTTTAAATTTGTTACTGATGCAGGTAAAAATGTTAAGAAGCAACTTGCTAAAGAAATAGGCGAAGCTTTGATTCCTTTTAGACTACTAAAAGAAGAAATATTAAAGCGAATTCCTAAGTTGGAAAATCCTTTTAAGAACTTCAAGCTGCCGACTATTACTAATCCTTTTGCAAATATTAAAAAGGAAGACATTTTAAATAGATTTAAATTTGAAAATCCATTTAAAGGTTTAGACAAACTTGTATACAATAAAGTTCTTTCAGTATTTACAAGTGTACAGACTTTCAACGCAACACTTCAAGCAGACATAAAGAAAAAGTTTGATACTGTATTTTCAGCTGTTGGAATAATTGCAGGAGATATTAAAAAGAGTTTTGATAAAGGTGTTGTTTCAGCGTTTGAAATGTTCAACAATGCTCAAAGAGGACTTGCTGCTGGAATAGGTAAAGTGCTTAGTCCTTTTACTACATTATACAGAACACTCGAGAAACAAAAGCTTACTACATTCGAAAATCCTTTTAAGAATTTCAATCCAGCAAAGACATTTGACGACATTAAAAAGCAAATTGTAAGCAAGTTTGCATCTTCTGTTCAGTCTTTAACATCTATTGGAAGGTCTATTAAACAAGGATTTAAAGATACAATAGCAAACGCTTTTAGTCCAGTTGGCGCATGGATTCAATCTCTTAGAAATCAAAAGCCTCTTGAAGGATTGAAGGGAATGTTTGAAGAGAAGTTAAATTCTATAAAAAACTATTTTAATAAGCTCAAGCAACCAAAAGAAGATAAAAAGCAAGAGGTTAAAGCTGAAGTAAAAGAAAGTCCTCTTAAAGGCTTAAGAGAATTGTTTAACTCTAAGTTATCAATGATGACAGGCATCTTTCAAAGATTTCAACGCAAGTCTGAAGAAAAGAAAGATACTGCAAAGCCTGAAGCAAAAGAGAGTCCTCTTAAAGGTCTCAAAGAAATGTTTGATTCTAAGTTGTCAATGATGACTGGAATCTTTAATAGATTTAAACGTAAAGCTGAAGATACCGATACCAAGAAAGACAAAGAACCAAAAGAGAAAAAGAGTTTTGGTGAAATGCTTAAAGGTCCGTTTGAATTCTTAGCCAAGAAGCTTGAAGAAGCAAACAAGCGTAATGCAGAAAGCGAGCCTGAAAGAGAGAAGAAAGAAGAAAGAGACAAAGAAGCTCAAATCGCAGCTAAACCTACTTCTTTCATTGAAACTAAAAACGATAAAAGTCAGCTTGTAAAGTTTGATGGGTTTACTCAACACGGTTTTGAAGAAATTCAAAAACATCTTCCTGAAATTCTTAAGAAGAGTTTAGCTGATGCTTTAAAAGGTAGTGGAGATAAATCTGATGAAGGTATGGTTGGACCTGGTTTAACATCATTGTTTAAATTTCTCAAAGGTCCTGCTTTAAGATCAGCTTTGAAAACGGGTTTAAGATTTCTTCAAAGTTTTGCTGGTATAGCTGCTCTCTTATATGGTCTTGAAACAGACGGACCTTTCAAAGGTGCCGCAAAAATTATATCTAAAGTTCTTCTTACTGGTGAAAGCTGGTTTGGAAAAGTTGTAGAAAAGTATGGTGTAAAAATTGTAGACGGTCTTATTGGTATACCAAGAAAGCTTATTAAGAGTTTTGGTAAAATTATTGGCGGCATCTTTGGAAAACAAGCTGGAAAAGAAACTCTTAAAGTAGGAGCTAAATTGCTGAGAGGCACTTTTGGAAGAGTCGTTGGAGGTTTATTAAAATCTCTAGAAGGTGTTCCGTTTGTGGGATCTCTGATTAGTATAGGTTTTGCTGTTTCTCGCTTTATGCAGGGAGATATTGTTGGTGGAGGACTTGAAATAATATCTGCAATCGTTAGTGCACTTCCAATTCCAGGAGCTTCTTTCATATCATATGCAATCGACGGTTTAAATGCTTTCCTTGACTATAAGGCAGGCGGTACTCCTTCTGGTGGTGGCAAGAGTAAAGGTGGAATGATATTAGGTTGGGTTAAAGATTTAGGCAAATGGTTATCAAAGAAATTTACGGATAATGTCAGAAAGATGCCTATTATCGGTCCTCTCTTTAAGGCATTTGACGAATTTAAAGCAGGTCGTTGGATGAAAGGTCTCAAGCAATTAATGTATGTAAATCCTTTGTTTGATATTATTGGAGAAATACTAGGAGATACGGAATCAACTGGCCTCGTAAAACAAGGTAAACAAAACGCATTCAAGCTTGGAGATATGTTCAAACACCTCACTGATTCTATATTCTCTAAAGTAAAAGAATGGTGGAAGAGTTTAAATTCTGGCATCAAATATGTCTTTAGTAAAATTCTACCTAAAGATTTAACTACTACTCTTGATAGCGAAAATACTAAACAAGACGATGCAAATTCTACAGTAACACCTAAAGCCGAAGCGAAAGCTGCTGCTCCTACTGGAGCTCTCACAACAGCTAAGCTAAATGATGCTGCAAAGCCAGAAACTGCACCTGAAGATGCAGCTAAAGACGAAAATGCTACACCTTCAACTGTTGAAGGAGACAATGCTCAAAGTCCGTCTGTAGAACAAACTGCTCAGCCTGAAGTTGAATCAGACGAGAGTACACCAGTAGCAAGTGTAGCACCAGCAGAATCTGAAGCACCTGCTGTGACTCCACAAGCAGTTGGAACGTCCGATGAGTCTATCAAATATCTTGATAAGATTGCACAAAACTCTGATACTCAAACAACAAATATAAACAACCTTGTAACAGGGTTTAATAGACTAGCAAAAGCTTTAGAAGTACTTGGTGTATCCGCAGCTGGCAACAAAGGGGATACAACCGTTATAAACAACCAAAGTAATGGAGGTTTGTCTATAACTTCATCAGATGCAGCAAATATGGGAGATTCGAGTATAAGAGACTTTAGATCTTTTATGGCAAACTCTTATTTAGCACCTGCTACAATGAATACCGGTCTTTTACGATAAACCTTTTAAATAATATATAACACTATGGCTGAACCTCAAGGACAATCCCATTATTTTACACAAGAAAAAGCTCAGGCTTCAAAATCTTCACCTAATAGTTCTGCTCGAATTGGAAGTGTTGGAGGTCATAAAGCTACGCCAATGGGTGGTATTGCTGAAAATCAAGGAAGTCTTCCTAACGTTTTTGATAGTGCTCAAAGTCCACAAGGTGTTGATGTTGTTGAAAAGTTTCCGTGGACTCTTTCAAAAGTTGATAATAGAGATGACGTTCCTTATATTATTTTAAAAGAACAAAGAACTGACGAAAGTACCTTACGTAGAAATATAAGTTTTTATGCTCAGGGGTATAAAGACTTGGTAAAAAACTTAGGTAGTGCCCCTACTAAAAGTATGCTTCAAGTGTATGATGACATCTGGCCAGATAATCCAACAGGCTGGACTTATAGACTTCCATACTTTTCTAAATCTCAATTTGAATTGAGTACGCCTCAATGGCAAAAAGTTGACGGAATTGGTGAAGGTTTAAAATCTGTTATGGGTGGTCTATCTCGTGCAGGAAAAGGAATAGGAGGAAGGGTAGGAAATGTTGTTTCAACTATTGCTAGCGGTGCTGTTGCAGCTGGTACTTTAGCAGCAGATGCTGGAGGAATGGCATTAAAGCTTTCATCTCCAGTAGTTGGAGCTGTAGATAGACCTAGTCAATTTAAAGAACACAGTGACAGATCAATTACAATTGAGTTTCCTCTTTATAATACTATAAAACCTCAAGACTGGACAAAGAATAGAGACTTCTGGTATATCTTTGCAAGTCAAAATCTTTTCCTCAAAAGAGACTTTGTTACTGGAATGCCTCCTGTATATTATAGAATTTATATTCCTGGTCAATATTATTGTCATGCTGCTTGTGTAACTAAGTTTGAAGTAACAAATTTAGGTAACATACGTGCTTATGAAAATTATCTCGTGCCAGATGCTTATCAAATTAGCATTACACTACAAGAAATGGTAATGCCTAGTTTAAACCAATTTCAAGCAGTACTTACTGGACAGGCAGCTGGTAGAGTTACCGTAAAATAACAAACTATTTTCACTAATGAAACAAAATCAAATATCAGCACTACCTAAGCTTACACTAGAAAATATGGAAACTATTTTCAATGTTTATACTGATGCTGATGGTATGTATTATTACAATCTACTTCAAACGATTTCATTTCCATCTAATCTTCCTTCAACCTTTTTTAAAAATTACACAGTCGAGTATCAGGATACATGGCCATATATTTCATATAAAGCATACAGTACTCCAAATCTTTGGTGGATAATACTTCTTGCTAACAATATTCAAGATCCTACAGCTGATATAGTTCCAGGAACAAGTATCAACATTCCTACAATAGACATCGTAAGAGAAGTTTTAACGCAAATAAACAAGCAATAATATGTTCGACTTTAATGCTCTTGCAAACAGTCCTTTCAATGATACGATTTCAGGTTCTACAAAGGGACAATCTATTGCTGATCTTATAGCAAATACAGAAAGTGAACAAGCTCAAAACTTTGGAGGGACATTTGCTTCAGGTAGATATTTTCAACAAAAATACAATGAATTATTTTACGATGTCGATTTGTATTTAGATAATAGTGGAGTATTACCAAACGATGATAACACGAAGAGATATTTTATTAATCCTTCTGCAGTTTTAAACTTAAACATATCAGATACTGTCAACGACTGGGTTGCAGATGGTAGCATTTCTATTATGTATTTGCCTGAAAATGCTCCAAAGTTTGAAGCAACAAAGACTGGCAATCCAGCTGATACTATTACAAGCGCAGCAGCACAAAACGGAGTAGCTTTGAATAGCTATCAATTCAGAGGAGATGGTTATGATTTGTTGAGAGTCGGCATGGTTCCAAAAACGGCTAGTACAGCTGGTGGAAATAAAAGCGCAACCGAAGGACAAATAAATGTTAATCCTAACGATCCGAAATGGTATTTGTCGTATCTATTTTCAATATACGAAGTAGAAGATTTTACAGGTAAAGTACCAGGCATAACTGGACCTTTGTCGTCATACATGAAGTGTGTCAAGATGTACTTCAGAGATGTAAGATATCAAATCTTGCGTACTACAAATCTTGAATACTCTACTGCTTTGAGTAAGAGTGCTGTAGTAGATGAATCTTTAGATAATGGTTATAATGGAGCTTCTGGTACTCCAAGAGTGTTGTTTACTGGAGAAGCACTCAACGAAGTGTTCAACAAAGGTTTAGCAGACTCAACTCTTAAAACAGGTTGTCCAAAGTTTGCTGTATCAAACAGTCCAGATACGTGGGACAAAGGAGCAAGTAAAATCTTTTACACATCTCCAGCTGACTGGAATGCAAACGATGATGTACAGTATATCTATTCTCACCATGTTGGATCTACTACAATAGGTCAAGGAATAAATGATTTGTGTTTGCTTCATACAAACAGAGCTTTAACATCTGGAGATGTCGAACAAATCTGCCTTACTCCTCTTTCTAAATTCTTTGAAAAAGCTGGAAATGATAAATCTTCTCCTGGACCTTTACAGCTTGAACACTTTTTTACTACTTCACAAACTGACGAAAAACCTCCAGCCACTAGTATGATGTATAAAGCTCCTTTTTCGCAGAACACAAACAATGATGCGGTTGATTTAAAAACAGCTAAATACGGTCAAATTGTTAGTTTTAGTTTTGTTGATATGTCTGCAGATATCAACAGTACAGCTTTAGTTACTTCCCCTGTATATTCAGTTAATATTGGTACCAGAACGTTTAATGCTCAGTTTACTAACAATGATGTCGTTACAGCTAAAAACACGATTGCTACAGCGTATATTGATCATTTATATAAAACAGGAGATTCTAAGCAATTGTTTCTTCCTACACTACACAGTACAAAAAAATCATTAAATCTATTTCCTGTATTTTCTTTAAACGGAGATAGTCCTTTGACTAGACAAAAAAATGGTATACTAAATCTTATTAATACTGGTGTGTTTCAAAATGCATGTATATGCTTTAAGACTCTTGGACTTTCTTTAAGAAAGTCTGGAACATTCATCGGTATTGATAAAGCTGGTGGTTCCGAAGACAACGATTTTAATAATAAACTATACGGACAATACTTTGTCGTTAAAGTAGACCACATATTTGAAGCAGGAGCATATGTTAATCAAATCTATGCTATCAAGCTTCATAGATTCTCAGCTCCTTCCGTAGCGTTTGGTTCAACGTTGTAAAATAGCCCTTGAAAGCTTAAGTATTACTGCAAAACAACCAATTTCTTTATCGACGATTATGCTGTCTTGATATAATCCTTCAGCAATCACCAGTAGAGAGTTTGTCTTACAATCGTGAGCAATATCAGATTTAAATACTGCCTCGAATATCTCCTTCAAGAGATTTCGATAGTCATTAGAAAACTGCTTTTCGTTTTCAATGATATACTTTCTTATTGTCATAAGATCCTTGTTTTCTATTATGTCTTTGAGAATACTTTCTGCAAATTCTGTAGAGACTTCATTTCTAATCTGAAGAGTACCAGTTACAGAGTACTTTTGTACATCGTTCACTATACGACGAAGATCGGGTAAATTTTTACGAATATGTTCAAGCAACAATGGTTTTTGTTCCTGAGGTATTGTTACTTCTTCTTTCTTGAGGATTTCGACTACACGCTGCACAACCCCTTCGATGGGGGGAATAAGGTTGACTATCTGGCAACGAGACTGAAGAGGAGGAATAACCTTAAAAAGGTAGTTGCACGTAAGTATGAAACGGGTGTTTGAAGCAAACTCTTCCATTACATTTCTCAAAGCCTTCTGACCTTCAAGTGTGAGAGCATCAGCTTCATCAAGAAGAATGACTTTAATCTTTCCATCAAAAGACTTTGTCTTAGCAAAGCCCATGATCTTTCCTCTCACGGAATCAATACCATTCTCATCTGATGCGTTAATGTATAGATACTGACAATCTAAACTCTTGTTAACAAGAATCTTTGCAAGAGAAGTCTTGCCAGTACCTTGAATGCCAGCAAACAAGAGATGAGGAATCTCTTGCTTACTCTGCAACGACTCAAATAGTTCTCTATCTTCCTTAGAAAGGACTATAGTATCTAAACTATTAGGACGATACTTTTCGCACCATAGATGATTAAAATCCATTATTGCTTTCCACTAGAACCAAATCCACCTTCGCCACGTGCATCGACAGCCTCTTCAACTTCATTTGCAAAAGAGATCTCAGTATGATAGATCTTTTCAATCTTAAACTGAGTGACCTTATCTCCTACTTCAAACGTGTAGTCCTTATCAGAGAAGTTGAGAAGCTTAACTCCCACATCCCCTCTATAGCCATTATCCATCTCTCCAGCAACTCGTTGAAGAAGATGCTTAAATGAGAGACCAGACTTGTTCTTAGTAGCAAAGCCAAATCCTGGAGTAATATAAGCCACAGTCAAACCTACAGGAATGAGAGCCTGACCTACTTTAAAAACTCCATCTACAACCTTTGAAGCTGGAACTACTGTTCGTTCGCAGCAATGAAGATCATAACAATTATCTCCTGCATGAGCTTTTGTTGGAAGCTTAGCATCAGGATGAGTCTTTACAAATTTAATTTTAACTAGTTCGTCGAATTGCATATTAAAACTCTCTCCCTTTGTCTTCTGAAATCAACTGGCGGATGTGAGGATTTGATGTTTGCTCTCTCACAACGTTTTGACCAACTAAGGCAGCATTTTGCTGAAGCCATGACACAAGAGCTGCTTCTTTTTCATTCGGAACAACAAAGGTTCCACTACTTGTTTGCACTATAATAGACATATAGAAGAACTTACTACAGTGCACAAAAAGATCAACAAGGCTTAATTACTTTAAATGAGTGATGATATTAGTACACTGATAGACGAGCTGTCTTCGTTTAAGCTTCCTGCACCAAACACTGATAGAGCTAGATTTCAAGAAGATGAATTGACAGAAGATTCTTTAAAGCAATACGTTCTTAAACAATCAAAGGCTCTTATTGATGTCGGTGTTGGTACTGCTCAGGATATGTCATCGTATGTAGTTCAAAATCAAAATCCTGATGATGTTGCTGCACTTGCTGAAGTCATGTCAGCAACTTCAAAGCTTATTGATACTCTACACAAATCCACTCTCATAGACAAGAAGGCAGATAGAGATGAAAAGATGAAAAGGATGGACATTGAAGCTAAAAAGGAAATAGCTCAACTTAAAGGAAGCAATAGTGTCACAAACAATATGAATGTTTTAGTAGCCTCAAGAGAAGATATTATGAAGAAACTATTCGGCAATTCTGACGTTATAGAGATAGAAAATGCTTAAATAATAGATTATGGCTGTTCTCGTTCCTAATTTAAGCTCTGGTGGTTATGATCCTTATAGTTTCGGTATTGCCGAAACTTATTCCTATATTCCTATTGCAAACGATCAAGGTCGTCCAATCTTTGCTAAGGCTTCTTATATTACAAATCTTAGCGATCTTGTTGTTTCTATTACAGCTGGTAATGTAGATATTGGAGCTGTTCATCTTCTCGATCACACAAACGGATTATACGCAAGTATTGCCAATATCGGTCTTGAAGGAATAGATGCTGGAGCTGGAGCAGTACGAGTACTTACACAAGATTTTGAATCAACTATTGATGATATAACAATCGGCGATAAGAATGGCAATTTTGCTTCTGTTAACGCAGCAGCGAGTGCTCTGAATGTATACAATGTCAATCCTGTAACAGCAGTTCAAGTATTAAACCCTGTTAGTGCTGTATCTATTACAAATCAATTAACAGGAATTACCATTCTTAACCCTGTTACTGCAATTGAAATTGCAAATGATAGCGGTAGTCCAATTCCAGTAAGTGGTTCTTTAAGTGCTACAATCTTTAACCCTGTTACAGCTGTTACTGTTAATAACCTCAGTACATATATTGGTTCATTAACTTCTACTATAGCTACTGCTAACAATCAAATAGTAACTAATACTCTTCTCAATACTCTTACAGCTAACAATGCAACGAGTGTTAATCAGACTGTTACAAATACTCTTCTCAATACTCTTTCAACACAAGGTGCTACTGAAATTAGCTTAGCAACAGCCGGTAACACTCTATTAAACTCATTAACAGCAAGTCAAGCAACAGAGATTACATTACAGAAGTCTCTAACAGCTAACAATGCAACGAGTGCTAATCAATTAGTAACTAATACTCTTCTCAATAGCCTTACAGCCAATGTAGCTACTGCAAGTAATCAAAATGCTACAAACAGCTTATTGAATTCGCTAACAGCTAACAATGCAACTTCTGTCAATCAGCTTAATACAAATAGTTTATTAAACTCACTTACAGCTAATGTTGCTACAAGTGTCAATCAAGTTAATACAAATACTCTTCTTAACACTCTTACAGCTAATGTTGCTACAGCAGTTAATCAAGTTAATACAAACACTCTTTTAAACTCTCTCACATCATCTGTAGCCACTGCAACAAATCAAACAGTAACAAACACTCTTCTTAACACTCTTACAGCTAATGTAGCAACTGCTGCTAACCAAAACACTACTAATACTCTTTTAAACGCTCTCACAGCTAATGTTGCAACTGCAACAAATCAAACAGTAACTAACACTCTTCTCAATTCGTTAACTGCTAGTGAAACTACGTTAGTTACTTTAACTAAAGTATTAACTTCTAATAACGCAACAGCTGTTAATCAGGTAGCAACTAATACTCTTCTTAACTCTCTTACAGCTAATGTTGCAACTGCAGTTAATCAGACAGTTACAAACACTCTTCTCAATTCGTTAACAGCAAATGTAGCTACAGCTAATAATCAAGTAACTACTAATACTCTTCTTAATAGTGTTACAGCCAATCAAGCTACAGCATTAAACCAAGCTAGCACTAACACTCTTTTAAATTCTCTTACATCAAATGTTGCTACAAGTATTAATCAAGTAACTACTAATACTCTTCTTAATACTCTTTCAACTGAGTTACAGACTAGTAACACTTTACTGAATACTATTTCAGCTTATACATATGCTGGAACAGTTAGTTCTTCTCCAAGATTTGTAGATATTGTTCCTAATACAAATGCTTCTCCTATTTTAACAAAGTATGCAGATTCCCTTCAACTTGATCCTCTTGGAAGACTTCGTACAGCAAATACTACCAATCAATGGTGGTATCAAGCATCTGTAGATAAGGATGGAGACTTAAGATTTACTGAACAGTTTACTGCTCTTTCAGCACAAAGTGTTTATGTTCCAGGAATTGCTGCTATCACTTTAACTCCTGGTTTAAGTTCAACTGGTTCTGCTATTCGTCAGACTAGAAGATACTTCAAACATCGCCCTGGTGTTGGTCACCAAGTCTTCTTTACTTTAAACTGGTCTGGTGCGCAAACTAGTGTTGTAAAGAGAATGGGTCAGTATGATAGTACTGATGGTATGTTCTTTGAATTATCAGGAACAAGTTTTAATGTTGTTGTTCGTAGAACATTAGCAGATGGAACATTAGTTGAAGATAGAACAAATAGTGCTAACTTCAGTAATGATAAATTAGATGGAACTGGACCTTCTGGTCTTAACTTCTTTACACCAGCTGTTACTGCTGTTAATCTATCTGCTGTTTCAGTTACTACAGTTACTCAAACAAATTATCCAAATGTCTATAATGTTGTTTTTGATACTAATGGTGTTGACCTAACAAGTACCTATAAAGTTGGAAGTAAGATATCTGTATCTGGTGCTTCAAATAATCTTTATAATGGTATAGCATTTGTTGCTGGTACTTCTTCTACTCAGCTTACTGGTACATATACTATCAACCCTGGTACATTACCTTCTGGTAGAACAATTAGTACTTCTCAAACTCCTTGGAATATGGAGTGGACATTCTGGTTTGATTACATTGGTGGAAGAACAAGTAGAGTAAGATTTGTTATTGCTTCACCAAGTCAAGGGCCTGTTCTTCTTCACACTTATAGTTCTGGTGGAACATTAGGTACTCAGTTTGTTAATGATACAGCATCACCTCTAAGGTATGAAATCTTTAATACTCAAACGCAAACTGTTCTTCCAATTTTAACACTAGGAGCGGAAGCAATAGATATCGAAGCAGAGGCTTCACAAAACCCTAACTTTACTTCTGCATTTAATAATACAGGTGTTGTTTTTAATAAGACAACAGGAACGGAGCGCCCATTAATTGGGGTTGGTCTAAGAGCTGGTCAACCTTATCAAAGAGGAGATATTCAGTTCCAGACAATTAACTTTACTGAAAATGGTAATAATTTAAATAATGCTGTAAATCCTTATCCAACTTACTATTGGAGGCTTGTTCTTAATCCAACTATTACTGGTACAATAACTGCTACAAATGTTGGCAAAGCCTCTCAATCAAATACCTATGCAGCTAATGCTACTCTAAGTGGTGGACAGCAGCTGTACAGTGGTTACTTTGCTGGTGGTGTTGGAGCTATAGAAGTACCTACATCTTTAAACTTCTTAAATATGGGCACAAATGTAACTAATACAACTCCTGATATTGTTGTATTGTGTGCTACTTTGATTGGAGATGCTCCACAGAATAACTCAACCTTATTTGCGGGTGTAAACTTCATTGAAGCGTTGTAAAAAAGATAAGTATTAGTATGTTTACAATACTGATTGGTTTGGTTGCATTGCTAGTAGCTGGTTGTGCTGCTTTCTTTTCTGTACAAGGTTTAGCTACTTTATACGCAGCTCGTTTCGTAGCTGTTTGTGTCATGGCTGGAGGACTGGAAGCTGGAAAACTTATTGCTGCTTCTTTTCTTCATCGTTATTGGAAGACCTGTGGAATACTCCTAAAGTGTTATCTTACTCTAGCTGTAGTCGTTCTTATGGCTATTACTTCTCTTGGTATCTTTGGTTTTCTTACAGGAGCTTACCAACAGAGTCATGTTAAGATTGAGATTACAGATACAAAGCAAGAAGCTCTTCAATCAAAGAAAGCTTTCATTCAAGATGAACTTAATCAGCTTAATGATAGAATAAAGACACTGAATGAAGCAAGAAAAGCTCAAGAGTTAAGACTGCCTAATTTATCAAGACGTTCAGCTGCTCCTATCTACGAAGATATTAAAAGATCTGGAGAAGAAATTACAGCAACAAGAACAAAGATTGATGAACTCTCTAATCAGCTTTTACAAACGAGCGAAGCTTCTATCAATACTAAGATAGAAAGCACGAAAGAAACCGATATAGGCACTTTAAAGTATGTAGCAAAAGCATTTAACGTATCAATGGATGATGTAGTAAAATGGTTCACTCTCGCTATTGTTTGTGTATTTGATCCTTTAGCTATTGCTCTCATACTTGCTTATAACTCTCTTATCGAGAAAACTAAACCCGTCGAATCCGAGGGAATTAAAACTGAACCAAGAGAAGTAGAAGTTGTAGAAGAAAAACCGAAGAAGTCTCTCAGAAAGAAAATCTCAAGCTTAATTAACTATAGAGCATGAGTGCAAAGTATTCAGACGCAAAAAGAAGAAATTATAGAGATCTTACTGTAGATGTTGAATTGAAAGACTTTGTTCCTTCTAAGGACATTGTAAAAGATTTTAAAGATAAGCAAGAAGAGAAGCTTGGGTTCTTTAAAACCGTTCTAACTAATCTGTTTAAGAAGTAATCTTATCTCTAAATTCTGAGATAACATCAGCATAGTGATCTTTCTTTTGCTGAAGAATATAAAGCTCATTAGAAAGCTTATGGATTATTTCAGATTGTCTGAGTGTCTGTTCTCTAAACTCGTCGATAACCCTATTAGCAATTCTTATGTCTGTGAAGTTTGATTTGTTGTTCATATAATTTCTGAAATAAATTGACGGAGTTTACCAGCAGCTGTTCTTTTAATGTGATCAACGTATATAAGATCCCATTGAAGATCTCTTGCTACAGAATTTTGTTTTACTGTTGTAAGTCTAGTTAGTTCTTTTTCGTTTAGCGGTCGACTTACAACCATATGTAGTTCCAATCTTTCGTTTGTCTTTTGAATTAATTGAAATTCTCTTACTGCTTCTATGTCACAAATCTTATAGTGATCAAGATCCATTCTTTTCTTTTCTCCGTTTATTAAAAAGTAGTCTTCTGTTCTACCTACAATTCTCGTAAGAGATGGAAGTCCTCTTCCACAAGAGCAAGGAGCTCCTACTTCAGCTTCGTCTCCTATCTCATAACGAATAAGAGGCATAGCAAAGTTATGGAGAGGAGTAACAACGACCTTTCCTATTTCTCCTGGCTTACAATGATTACCTTGTTCATCTATTACTTCAATATAATGAACTTCAGCCATGGTGTGATAGTTTATTCCTTCAGGACATTGTAGTGCCATGTAACCTGTTTCGTTGGATGTATAGTTATTGTATATATGACAGTTACATACTTCCCAACATAGATCTCGAAGAGTACTATCTACAACTTCGCTCAATGTCCAAGCTGACAGAATGAAATCTAGTTTGATATTGTTCTCTTTAAAGTAAGAGAGAAGCAATCTTAGACCAGCAGGTCTCATAAGCAAGTACGATGGTTTTCTCCTTAGGACGTAATCTGCTTGCTCAGGAAGAGGGAGACTAGGCTCAACAAGTCCCATACGTCCAGTTTGTGTTATAAAAGAAACAGGAGGATTCCAACTTTTCAGTACAATACCTGATTTGTCTATTATCGAGTCTGGCTCCTTGTAAACTTGATCTCTAAACTCTCTTCTAAGTCCTCTAAAGTTGGCTATTTCTTTACTCGTGTCTGCTCTGTTCCATATCAATTCTCTTATATGACAAGATTCCCAAATGAGAGCATCTATTCGACTTTTCTTTACACCAACTGGCTGTCCTGTTGAACCTCCAGAATATGCCATATTACTATCTCCAAAAGACTTTGGATAAGAAGGAGCATGAAGTTGTTCTTTAAGATTTCTAACATCAGCTCTCTTTAGTGTTGGCAAGCGATTCCATATGTCTAGTGTCATTGGTTGCCCTTCTACAAAGCCAGCTTCTTTCAAGTTCTTTGCATGAAAGGGAACAGTCATAGCATGATTAGCTAAAACTGTAAGCTGTTTAAATTGATTTTTAAGAAGCTCTTCAGAGGTCAGCCATTGAGTTTCCTCGAACTGTCTTTGCAATGCCATTAATGTTGCAGCATACCCTGTTTGTATATAAGGCCATTGTATGCCTTCTATGTTTGAACTTAGATTCATGCAACGTGTTCTTTTCTAGAGTAGAAATAGTCTAATATCTTCTTTTCAATCTCCGGCTTACCAATCATTATTGTTCCGTTAGTATTGTATATGACATCTTTTTCTATATCAATGTTGTCAAACAGTACATCATAACGATCGTAGTAATTCCTATTAATAAGCTTTCCGTGTTTATAGTGTACTATAGAACCTTTTATGTAACCAACTTTTGTGCCTCTTGATATATCAACATACTTTTGAAAAAAATCTCCATATAGTTCAGGTAGCTTCAAGCCATTCGTATAAAATTTTTCATCCATTGCTACCACCAAAAAACTATCTCCTCCACCAATAATACATCTATCAAATAGCCCTCCTATCTTGTCATAGAACTTTCTGTTGATAGCCCAAGCGTGGCCTGGATGACCAGAACGACCATATCCTAATTCAGCTGCCTTTGCGTATGATAGAAAGCCTCTTGCTTTATCAGGATCTGGACATTCATAATAGTTCTTAACAAATACAGATCCTTCTCCGTTCCTGTCTATCAAATCTACTTCATGGTTGTCATCTAAGAATTGTAATCTAGTCCAAGGCTGAATAATGTCATACTCTTTTAGTTTATTGATAGTATCGATATCCCAATTAGGATTAAGAAAATGAATATCTTTATCTAGCCAACAAGCGTATTCCCAATCTTCTACAGATTGAAGTCCGAGATTAATCAAGTTCTCTTTAACCCATATGGGGCTTTGTAAATCGAATTTGAGATGACTATAAATTAGGTCATTAAAGCTAGGGAGCTCAGCTTCTTTATTCCAAATACCTTCTACTAGAATAACTCGAACATGTTGATAGAAATAAAGATTCTTCAAACATAGCTCTAAATTAGTTCTATTAATTGATGCATTCGTATGATTAAAATACGGAACTACAACGTATAGCTTTTCTTCTCCCATATAATTCCTTATTATAGTATATAGCTTTTGTTTATCAACACACAAAAAAAAGGGAGCCGAAGCTCCCTTTTAATGTTGTATATCCGAAGGATATTAGGCCCAGGGAACAGCGGATAATGAAAGAACTGCAGCAGCTTGCGCAGTAGCGGATTCATTTGTCCAGACACCAGCAGCAGCGTATTCAGCGTCACCCTTCCAGAGAACTACTGGACGAGGAAGACCCTTAACACGTGCAATGATTGTCTTTTCAGCGAACAAATCACGAACGGCGAGAATTTCTACACCGGAAAGTGAAACAACTTGCTGAGGTTGTGTTACGACGTTTAACATATTATTTTTTATTTGTTGAATGTTTATGGTTTGTTGTATTCTCTTCTCAACTTTGAGAGAGCAAACCTAAGATTACTTATCTAGGTAATGTTATTTTACACCTCTATATAAAAAATATGCCTCAATCTTTCGAGAGGGGCATATTCGATTATTTTTTTGTAGTTTTATACAGCTGTTACGACTAGCGCTCCAGCGTTTGAAACTGTTACGATGTAAGCGGTTCCGTTAGGAGACTTCATGCGGATGTATTGAACGCCAGCGTTATGAGCTTGAAGAACTTCTTGATCGTTTTACTCCACAACTATACCATTTCTATTAAATTTCTACACTTGAAAGAGTACCAGAGTTTGTAACAAATACATTGTAACGAGATCCATTAGCACTTCTTAAAATTACAGAAGAAGCATCCATTGTGTTTGGTATTACTTCTAGGTTATTTACATATGTTGTATCGGTTGTAGTTGCAGTAATATTAGAACCAATAATGTGAGAATTATTAATACTGTTTATTAAATTACCTTGACCACCAAGAATTGAACTATAATAAGAATCACTACAGATACAATTACTATTACCACCACCAATTACAGAAGATTCTCCATCAATTGAGTTACTTGCTCCCCCACCAATATGAGAATATCCACAAGCACTAGTTATAACTGCTACGTTTATTGAATTGTTACAACCACCACCAATTGAGTCATATTGATTTCCAGCAGTATTATGAGAACCACCAGCTATGTTTGAAGTATATCCAGAAGCTGTATTATAATAACCACCAGCTACGTTTGAAGTATATCCAGAAGCTGTATTATGATAACCACCAGCTACGTTGGAATACTCTCCAGAAGCAGTATTACCACAACCACCAGCTACGTTTGAAGTATATCCAGAAGCAGTATTATTAGAACCACCAGCAACGAAGGAATAAGCACCAGAAGCAGTATTACCATTACCACCAGCTATGTTTGAAGTATATCCAGAAGCAGTATTACCATAACCACCAGAAACAACTGAATAGTTACCAGAAGCATTATTGTTATTACCACCAGCTATGTTTGAAGTATATCCAGAAGCATTATTATTAGAACCACCAGCAACGAAGGAATAAGCACCAGAAGCATTATTATTAGAACCACCACCGATTGTTGCGCAATCAGCACCATTGCAAATATGATTAGAACTTCCACCACCAATTGTTGAAGAGTTGCTGTTAACGTGAATTGTGTTGCTTTGTCCGCCACCAATTACTGAGTAAGCACTATCTCTTGTGTGATTGCAACGACCACCACCAACGACTGAAGCATACCCACTAGCGCTGTTACCTTCGCCACCACCGATTGTAGCAATATCAGCACTGACGTGGTTGTGATCGCCACCAGCGATTGTACCAGCGTGTATACAGCAGTCCCCACCGTCGTTGTTGCTACCTTCACCGCCAACAAAGTTGTACTGACCACCACCTACTGTTGATGAGCCACCGTGGACGCAGTTGTTTTGTCCACCAGCAATTGTACCGGCCTGACCATAGCTAACATAGTTGTTTCTACCACCTGCAATTGTACCGGCGTAACCTTCAATGCAGTTATCAGCACCACCACCAATTGTTGCACAACCGTCGTAAACTTTATTAAATCCACCACCAGAAATTGTTGAACAATAATAGCCACTGTTTGTATTATGAGCACCTCCACCAATTGTGATTGCGTTGACACCGTAATTATTTGCGTGGTTATAAACACCACCAGCAATTGTACTACCGCATGCACTATAAGCAGTGAGACAGTTGCCTTCCCCACCACTAATTGTATTAAATCCTGCAAAAGAATAAGTGCTAATACAGTTACCTGCACCGCCACCAATTGTGTTAGAAAGTGTAGGAGCCCCTTCACCACCAAAAGTTGCAATACAGTTTGCATAACCACCACTGACAGTATTACCTCCACCGCCATAGTAATCGGTGCAATTGTTTGCACCACCAGCAATTACATCACCTTGGGACATACCGGTATATGTACTAATAGCGTTTTGACAACCACCACCGATTGTGGAATTACCGGTATGAGAAACTGAGTTATCTCCTCTTCTGGAAATAATATTATGAGAAGAGTCTTCAGCAAAAGGACCGATAGCGCTGACAGTTGTTTTAAACTCAGCTGATCCATTTGAGCAGACGCCAACCAAGTAATCTCCCGAAAGAGGTGTTGAGTTTGTATCGAAATCGTTAAAAGTTCTTGTTGTAAGTGACATATATGTTATTATTTATTGCTTTTTGTTTGTTTTTTAACCTGGAATTGATACAATTCCTTCGCCTCTTTTAATTGTTATTAGAGCGCGACCTGCTGCATCCAAAATACTGTCTGCGTACCTATTAATATCAATAGTCTTATAAGCCATTACAGCACCATAAGCAAGTTGGAAATCATAGATCTGACCGTTAATTTTAAAGCCTTGTGGGAGTTCGTATGCTGATAAATTTCCTACAAAACAATTGTCAGCTGTTAATCCAGCAATTTTACAATCTGCAACAACTTCGAGTGTTTGATAAAATCCCGTATGAAGTTCTGTATCATCAATAAAAACAAAACCATTATCGTCTTCCTTTTGCCTGATAACGTTAATAAGTTCTGTTAGAAGATCATTAATATCTGGAGTTAAAGCATAAACTACTTTAGCAAAAAGAGGTCTATTCTGATCATTTTCAACTGTAATATACGAAAATGTTTCTCCCACACCAAAATTAGGAGGTTGAGAGGCTACATCGGGTGTCAAAGTCATAATCTTATTTATCTTTAATTAAAAACAAAACACTCCTTGAAGTGTTTATTTTCTTCAAGGAGTGTTTTAACCTGCTTACTTTGCGAAGCGAACATTCAGAATACCAGTGCCAGTAGGCTGGATAGTAATATTGAGAGCTAGAACATTGGAGAAGGACTCACCTTGTGGGAGAGTAACAACACCGCTGAGAGCTGCAACAATAGCGTGAACATCTTCGGTTGTAAGAGCCGCGTTAGCAGTAACGGGCTGTGTTTGAAGTTGAATTGCCATAATTTTGTTTTATGTTTGATTGAGTACTGTCAATCGCAGAATCTCTTAGCAATTCCCTCCATCTATACACTATCAAGTTGTGGACAGGCTTTGGGTATTTGTTTATCAAGGTAAAGTTATTTATTCTCTTTTTTAAAAATTACCACTTAGGAGGAGTATGAGGGCAATGAGCTGAACGGAAACCTGTCTTAACGTTCATGTTACAACCACAAATTAAACACTTTCCATTATCATAATAAGCACAGCCCATACAGATGTTAAGTCTTCTAACTTGCTCATCTCCACTAACTGGCTCCTGACCTTGGACTATTGCTTTTGTTTCTTCCATAATTGCTTTTCCCAAGTTAGCTATTTTTGTAGGTAAGTTTGGTTCTTCCATATTACTATTTTACCTACCCTACATGAATTATCAATGGAAAGTTAGTATTTTTTGCAAGTAATACATTTCTAATACTCGGTGTATTCAGATTAGAAGGTATAGGTAATGCCCCTACCTTATAAGAAACAAGTACAGAAGGTTGTATTGCACTACCAGTACTAAGAGGTATTTCGTATCCATGACCATTATTATATAGTTTAACAATATCTCCATTTTTTATTTTTCTATTCCAAATAGCAACTTCATCTACTAATCCATTAAATGTTCCGTTTGTACCGTCCCAACTCGTTCCCATATAAAACCCATCGTAACTAAAATTAATTAAAGTTCCTAATCCTTGAGAGTGAGTAAGTTCTCCATCAATGTAAAAATTAATAATTCCACTTGCAACATTAACACATATATGATGCCAAGAATTTAATGTATATGTTCCACCTATAATTTGACCTACACTTGCTCCGTTAGTATAAAGTGAAAGTTGTCCATTTATTGCCCAAATTGCTGTACTATTTACTGGATCGAATTGATCAATTTTATTTGAAAAGACTGCTGGGTTTGTTGCTGAAGTCCCATAGTCATAAATCCAAAATGATATAGAAAAATCATTTGTTCCAAAATTAAATTGACTTCCGCTTAAAGATAAATATTTAGAATTATCACCATCAAAAGATGCCCCTCCATTTAATATACCAGTAGTGGTTGTTACTCCACCATTATTTATTAATGTGTTGTTATTTCGTGATGAATCAGCCCAACTAGAGTCATCTAGTTTCCAATAAGCTAAAAGTCCGTTTTTTAAATTTGTATAAAAAAGAATTAAAGATCTACTTGTACAATTGTTATTATAGTCTTTGTATAAACATCCAATAAGATCTTCACCACAAGCGTTTGCTATATCTGTACAAGTTCCTGTAAATCCATCACAGAGGTTATTACCAAAAAAGTCTATACCTTCAACATTAGAACAGCAATTGTTTCCAAAATAATCGGTATTTAAAACAATCCCACAAGTTCCACCACAACAATCCCCAAAACAACTACCGCCACAGATACCACAGCTATCATTACCACCTATATAGTTTCCAGAACAATCATGACAAGAATCTATTGAATATGTGCAACTTCCATCGTCACATGAACCAAATCCACCAGTTACGGGTTCATTATTACAAGCAGATCCGTTTGAACATCCTAAACCATAAGTGCAGCAATAACCAGCACAATCCGATCCTTGTAATGCACAACTATTTCCGTTATCATCATATAAAGTATTTCCATCTTCATTACTTGGGGAATATATATTTCCACAACGGTCTATGGTAGGATAATCCCCAAAACAATATCCAAGAACATCTAGATCCTCTGCTGTACAAGGAGTCCCGTTAGGATCTATTTCTGGATAACAATAAGTCGATAGAGAATATTGATTTTGACAAATACCATTAGTACCAGTAAAACAACAAAATGGGCCGAGTGTAATACAATCATTTTCACAAAAGCCTCCAAAAGAATCTGGTATAACTTCCCCATTACAGTAACCGAAATCATTTAATAGACTACAATCACATGTTATATTATTTGGATCTGTGCAGTCCATTTACACAATCTCCTTTATAATATCTGCTGAATGTTTGTCAGATAATTGTTACCATCGTATGTACAAGAAAGAGTTGCAACAATTGTTCCGTTTAAAGAATAGTCATATTGCAAAGGATTTCCATTACCATCATTTGTAATGGCTATATTATCAAACTCAGGAATTTGCCAAGTACCTGTCTGATAAGTTACTTGTGCAAATAGAGGAAGAGTGCTATCTACTTCAACAAACGAGTGATCTCTTGGTGCAGCTGTTTCATGAGCTGATAATGGAAGAAACGTGAAAGACATATAATCTTATTTATGCTTTCGGTACAGTAATAATAGTAAATCTGTATGGTGTTAAATTATGAAACGTATGACCTGGCTCCCCAAACATTTCTTTTTTTGCACTAACTATTAATTTCTTTTTGCTAAGCCTCTCAACCGCCTTTCGAAGTTCTTTTTCAGCTACTTCTTCGCTTGGACAGAAAGCCGACCAGCATTCTTTATTGTGATCGGGTGACGTCATGAAAGTATTTATTTAAAAATACTTTATTAATAACCATAAAGACTTTTGATTGGTGTATTATTTAACTATTAGAATACCTAAGTCGTCCTTATACAAGATTTCGTCGTGAGTTATATGAAAAGACTCCCAAATTTCTAGTCTCTGTTCTAAAGTAAATTTTCGCAGATGAGATGTAAAACCTCCTAGTATTAGTTCTTTATAAAAAGAAGTTTTCAAAGGAAACTCTAAAGTTTCTTTGTATGAATGAGTTTCTCTACCTAGCTCTTTAAATGTATCTTCAATAGCTTTAATGCATAGAGGAGAATTACTCCATCTCTCTTCGCTTGATTCCCAAGAAGGTTTTGGAGCTTGAAGAATAACAATTGTTGAATGAGGATACTTCTCAAGAACTTTCCATACATCTGGTATTAAATGAAACGATTGCTTGAAGAAAATAATATCAGGAGATGGTCCTCTGTAATTTTCAAAACCTGTATTATAAAAATGTAAATCGCAAGCTGTTCTATAATCGTCATTATCCAAAGCTAAAAGTGTTTCACATTGAGATTTGAAACAGCAAGTAAATTCAGCTGTTCCACAACCTACATCAAGGATAGTTTTTGCAGGTAACAATTCTAACGAATTTAACAAATGAATGACTTTGTTACCCCACTGATATTCTCTATTTGTTTGTTTACAGAAATCTCTCCAGAGATTCCAGGTGGTGTTTTCCATTCAAATACTTATCAAAAAAACAGAGTTTTGAACGTACTAGGCTTTGTGATGCGAGCGTTTGTACCACTTGCACCAACCGTTTGGATCGATATAACCGTTCACTGCTGTGCACTTATTTGGCTCTCTCCACATAGTACAATGCTTACAAATTTGACCATCAACAGGATGAGCTACATATTCAGCTTTAGCTTTACTATATTTCTTTTCTTCGTTTAGAAAAAACTGTTTGAAGTTCACAGAGTTAATTATATGCTGTAGCCAGGAAGCTCATGACCTACTACATCTTGTAGCTTATCTTTTACAAGATTGAAACCAGACATAATTGTTTGTTTGTCTTTGTTAGCTTTTTCTTCAGAAGCTTTATCTCTCTTTGAGCTTCCAAGATTGATATCAACTTTCTCTTTGTAAAGAGAAAAGAACTTGTTTAAGAAAGCTTCTTTGTCTGGATATGCTTGAAGTGTACCTTTACCAAACATATCGTTCTGTTCAAAACTTGTTACTAGACCGTGAAGTCCTTTTACAAGATGATCAATCGTAACCTCTTCTGCCTTGTTTGCGAGTACACCAGGATTAGAAATTAATTCGTTGGAAGGCTTTGCTTCTTCTTTTTGATTTACAACTGCTTCATGCTTAAAGACATCAAGAATAAATGTCTTAATGTTTGTAGTAACTGTTTTTAGTTCGTAGATTCCTCTCGTAGAACCAAAAGGTAATCTACTATTGTCTTTGAGTTTATACTGAACTCCAGCATGCTGAATACTCATATTGAGAAGTTCTCCAAGAACACTGAACATATTACCATACAAAAGACCTTTCAGTCCTTGCTGAGGAGTCGTTCTCCATTTGCCCCATTCAGCTAATGGTTCAGGATGAATGATTAAATCTACTTGTACGTAGTCGTTTTCTCCAATCTGAAAAAGAGGATGTCCAGGCTTATTTGCTACAATACCTTGTGGCTGTTTAGCTTTAATGAAATCATCTATAAGTTTCCACCAGGAAGTCTGCAATGAAGAAGACGTTTTATTATCTCCAGCTGGAACGGTAACTTGCAAATCCAAGTCTCCGTAAGTTTTGTCTGCTTTATCTTTTTCGTAGTGGGCTGTACTTCCAAGAGGAGCTCCCATCTTAATTGTCGAGATATTATTCTCTTTAGCAAACTGATTAAATTGATCAATAAAATTTGATACCTTTGGAAGTACCGTTTTAACAACTTCGGGTGTGATGACCGTATTTTGAGTCAGAGGAGAATCATAACCTCCTTCTGACAGAACCTCATAGTACTTTTTAAAAGAAAACATAAAAGTATTTAATGCTCCTGGTGCTCAACACAAGAGCTAAGAAAAACTCTTAGTCAACCTTAACGTCTATGTTTAAGACCTCCGGTTGTTTTACAGGGACTTTGACTCGCAATAAACCGTCCGTGTATGTTGATGAGATTTTTTTGATATCCGAGTGCTCGCTAAGTGTGAAGGACAATTGTCCCTTCCTCTTACTGATACCCTTACGGAGGAATTGAACAGTTTCATCAAACTCTTCTTCTTCCTTACTAACGTTAATGACGAGTTTATTCTCCTTCACGTTGACGTTAATATTCTCTTTACCTACACCTGCTAGTGCTACCTCAATGTGATAAACACGAGGAGTACCTTCAGGGTCTGTTTCTGCTACGATGTTGTAGGGATAAACTGCATTCGGAACATCGAATGCCTTATCTATATCCTTGAATACATCACTGAACCAACTGTCATTAAACAGGGCTGGTAGTTGGTGTAAACCAGTTCCTGTTGCAGGGATGAGCCTGCCTACTGTATATGTGTTGTTTGTTGTCATATTTTGTTCTCCTTATTGTTAAGCGAGTTTGTTAATATGTTTTGCCTCGATCTCGGTTGAGCACCAGAGCAAATATACTTATCCCACAGTTTATAAATTAGTCTACAAAAAAAGCCTCAGAAGTTTCCCTCTGAGGCTTGTGATTTTTTAGCAAAAGATTACTTTGAATCTATGAAAGCATAAAGCTCTTCTGCTCTAGAAATAATGTCAGATGTCTTAGGAAACGTATCCTTAATAATCTGCTCATATTCTTCGATACTCAGGTTTGTATCTCCAATTCTCTTTTGATTAAGAGAATGAAACTTTCCCCAAGCATCGTTGTGTGCCATTTGAAGCACGTCGAGACGAATCTCGTAAGCGTTTTTGCTGTGTGTCATGTGTGTATAATGCGTAGTTTAAAGTACGCTGCTCCTTTCTTGTATTATTTAAATAGACATTTACGAAATGTCTACTCATTAAACTTTCCACTTTTAGTATAATTTTCAGCAGCCCATAACGGTTGCAAGTTAGTTATATGATTCATTAAATGTAATTCGTGTTCTTTGAATGAACTAATAGGACGAATGTGATCTATATGCCAACCGTGTATACTATGGTTTTCCCAATTCATTCCTTCTGTCCAAAGAGATTCAATGTGAGCTTTGGCTTCTTGAAATGAACACCCTAAAAGAGTTTGAGTCTCAAAAGTTTTATTTTTTCCTATTCGTTTAAAAGCGTTTAATACTGCTAATCTAAATTTATCTTGTATTTTAAATAACTGATCGGTTTTTAATCTATTTTGTCTATAGTTTCTTCTATAAACTCGTAAAATTTCTTTATTTTTTTCTCTATATTCTTTTTGGTATAAACTAAGATTAGTTCTATTTTCTTTTCCGTATTGTTTTTGATACAAAAGGTTAGTTTCTTTATTCTTTTCTTTCCAACGTTTATAACGTATTGCTGATAGCTCTTTAGCTCTCTGAGAGCTTCTATATTTTTTTTCTCTAGCTAACGCAACTTCTTTGTTTTTGTCCCTATAACTAGATAGTTTGTTTGAGATTTGATCAACGGTATTCATAAGCAAAACTCTGATCCTGGGATACTTGAGTTTTAGGCTTCACAACTTGCACAACTTAAAATTGATCTTGCAAGTTCCTGAGCAGGATTAGAACTTCTCTGATAATATAGACTCTTAATTCCTTGCTCCCACGCAAAAATCATAAGCTCACTAACTTCCTTGGGTTTAGTTTCGTGTGGAATCATTACATTCAAAGACTGACCCTGATCGATGTACTTTTGACGACCAGCAGCTTGAATGATAATTTCCTTCTGGCTGATTTCTCCAAAGGTTTTGAAAACGTCTTTCTCTTCTTGGGCTAAAAAGTCGAGACGTTGTACGGAGCCACCCGATACAAGAATTGCCTTCCATGTATCATCATCGTCTTTTCCTTTCTCTTTAAGAAGTTTCTTGAGGTAAGGATTCTTATAAGTGAACTTGCCTTTTGCTAAGGCCTTAACGTAGTAGCAACTATTCTCAGGCTCAATGGATGGAGATACTTGGCCAAGAATGAAAGCACTGGAAGTAGTTGGAGCCACTGCTAATGTAGTAGTGTTTCTACGTCCGTATCCTTCGAGCAACGGTGGTTCTCCAAAGATCTTAGCAAGTTCCTCAGAAGCCTTGTCAGCTCGTTCTCTGATAGTCTTCCAGATAGTTCCATTAAGCAACTTTGCTTGCATTGATTCAAAAGCAACCATCTTAGATTGAAGAAGAGAATGCCATCCAAGTACACCTACACCAAGTGCTCTCTGGTTAATAGCGAACTTTCTAGGAGCTTCCATATATTTTGCTCCTTCTGTCTTATTAATAAATTCTGTCATTACTGCATCAAGAAAGTATACAAGTGTTTCAACTGCATCTGTGTCTTTCCACTCTTCCCAGCGTTCAAGGTTGAGAGAAGAGAGATCACAAACAAATGACTCATCTTCACTATTACTCAAGAAAATTTCTGAACAAAGATTGCTATTGTTAATCTTGAGACCTTTATCTTTATAAACCTGAGGAGCTTGATTGTTAGCATTATCACTAAAGAAGAGATAAGGATAGCCAGACTCAAAACGCTTCTTGATAACTAGACCCCAGATCTTTCTCTTATCCTTATCTCCTTCAATCATGGACTTCATCCACTCATCAGAAATACAGACACCAATTGATAGATCCTGAATATCGTTACCTTCAGAACGAATCTGAAGAAATTCTTCAATATCAGGGTGATCGACAGGAAGATAGGCAGCAAAAGATCCACGACGAACATTACCTTGAGAGATGACATTCATCAGCTTATCAAACATCTCCATAAAATGAACAGAGCCAGTTGATTCTCCACCAGATGAAATTGGAGTTCCTCTTCCACGAACTGCTCCAAAGTAAGCTGAAGTACCTCCTCCGTGCTTTGTCATTGTTCCTACTTCAGCGACCTTTGTAAGGATCGAATCCATGTTGTCTCCAACGTAGCTGCCAAAGCAAGAGATAGGAAGACCTCTTGTACGTCCAAAGTTACTCCACACTGGACTAGATAAACTATAAAAACCTTTATGAACATAGCTTTCAAACTTGTCAGCAAAGCCTTCAAGCTTTAGAAGCTTTTCAGCTGAGTCTGCAATGTCTCTGATACGTTGTTCGGCAGTTTCTCCTTCAAGAAGGTAACCACGTTCGAGGAACTTCCTCGAATCTTTATTAAGCCAATGGATGTGTTCGGTCATGTTGTGTTATTTATTATAATTGAAATCTGTCTTTACTCAAGGATATTTCTTTGTTTTCTTTTAGCCCATGCTAGTTTCATTTTTTCTTTTGTTTCTTGGTTATGTTTTTTACCAAACATTCCATTGTTGGCTCCTTTACTTTTCTCTCTATGTTTTTGTCTAGTTTCTTCACTTATAGGGTTCAACTTATGGACCTCTTTCATTTTTTCGGAATGAGTTTTTCTGTTTTCGTCTGTCCAATAAACAGCATTGCGTTGCTTTATTTGTTCTATTTGTTCTGCTGTATGCCATGTAGAGTATCTTTGTTTTCTGGTCGCATATGCTTTCTTATATACTTCTTTGTTCCTTGTCCTCTTTTCTCGATTTTGTTTTTCGATCGTTTCTTTGGTCTTTGGCTTTCTCATCTTTTGTTTTGTGGATTCTGATAGTTTATATCCACCTTTGTTTACAAAGTTTTTACCACCGTTGTGTTTATTAAAAAATCTTACGTTTTCTGCTGCATTTACTTTTAATAAAAACTTTGTTTCATACAATAGTGCTTCTTCTGGCGTTTCAAAGTGTTTTATTTTTATTATTTCAAAAGTGTGTAATCCATTTTTTTGGATTAGTTCTTCAATGACTTTCGATGTAGTTTGATAACCTTTTTCTGTCATAAAATTGGAGGAATCAGCTTTTAAATTTATCTTACATCCTGCATAATATGTCTGACTAGGAATATATTTTATAATATAAAAATATGGTTTTTTCATATCTTTATTTATACTACACGACCTATAGAATATAAGGAATCTTTAAAACAAATCGTCTTCAGAAAACGATTGGTTCTTTTTTGCGTACTCGACTGGCCTACTCGAAAAAAAGTCGGACATATTGTTTCCCCATAACTCTTCGGAAAACCACATTGTACTAGATAAAATTTGCTTATCAACTTCAAAAGCTGTTGGAAATCCAATTCCTTTGAGAGATTCATTGATTCTGTCTTTGATGAACTCTTTGAGAACTGGAGCTGACAAACCTTCTTCCTTTACTCCATTGACCATCCAGTCAACAATCTTGGCTTCGGACTTATAAGCTTCTTGAGCTTCGTGGAGAATACGTTCTTCGAGCTCCTTATCAAAGAGCTCGGGATATTCTTCTCTGATCGTATTAATGATCTTTGTACCAACAATACCGTGAATGTTTTCTTCATTACGTGTATATTTGACTTGTTGATCCGTATCTTTAAGAACATTCTTAAAGCGTGCAAACCAATTGATTACATAGAATTGACTAAAGAGCGAGACGTTTTCAACAAAGAGTGTAAAGAGAATGATAGCATAAAGGTACTGCTTCTTTGAATCTTTGTAGAACTTATGAGTATACTTACGGAGATACTTGACTCTACCTTCGATCCAATCAAGCTTGAGGTTTTCTTCAAAAATATCTTCCAATCCAAGGACAACAAGAAGCCTTTCGTAAGCATTGTTGTGAATAACCTCTGTGTTAGCCATTACATAACCAAGATCCTGAAAGCAAGGCTGAGGAAGGTTTTCACCAAGCTTTGCCCAGAATGTTTTAACTGCAATTTCAATCTGACCAATCGCAGAAAGAGTACGAATGATGATCTCTCTTTCCTGTTCTGTTAGATTGACTTTGAATTGTTGAACATCAGACTTAAAAGAGAATTCTTTATCAGTCCAAAATCCATTGTGCATGGCTTCAATGAACTCGTCTGTCCACTTGTAGTTGTTAGGTTTACGGCTAATTTGCTCTTCGAATATTTTCATAAAATTTATTTGTTGTTTGTCCAAAATTTGTAATCTAGCTTTTCATCAAAGTACAGAGAATTATCTATTGACCATTTATAGATTCTATAAGCAAAGCGATTTGAATGCTTTGAAGAGATATCTGCAATAGCATAAAAAACGTGAACTAGAATTGTATTAATAAGATCTTTCATTTTGATTAGTAGACATAGGTTGTGCGTGAGTGTGATTGTAGGGTGGTTTTCGTGAATTTCTACTTAGAAATTCCCGCCGCCAGGCTTTTCATCGTTCCATTTGTTACCACCTGGAATAACAACATTTTTGTTTTTGAGATTTACTTCAAATCCCTTTGCATTGTTGTTCTGTTCTGTGTCAACTTCTTTTGGACCGTGAACTTTGTTCTTGCGGACTAGACTATCAGGTACTGGACCTCTGTTATTACCATCATCAATCATATCAATGACTTCAATAGGAACAGTCATAGGATTGCGATATAAGCCAGGAGCGTATTCGATGTAGATATCTAAAAACACACCATCTGGTGCTTCAGAACCACCTACGTAGTTCTGTGTAGTTGTTGGATAAATGCTCTTAACAGCTCCTACTCTAAGGTTAAGATCAAAGGTAGGATGCATACATGCTTTAATAATTTCGATGTATGAATTTCCTCTGTTCTTGATATAGTCGTGCTTCAGAGCGTCATCTTTAAAACGAACTCTATCGCCAACGATTATTCCGCCAAGTTGGAACCTTTCCAATTCTTTTTCCAAAAGTATATCAAATTTACTCATTGATTTTACTTATCTATAAAGTCATAAACTTTCGACTTTAGACTTCCGTGTAATAAGTAATTTTGTGGCAATCAAGTTACCAAATCTCCAACAGTTAGCTCAACAGTATGGAAACGATCTTCCGTTTGTATATCAAGACTTGCATATGGATTTTGATAGAGATAGTCGTTACGATACAACTCTTGGGTACAGAGTACAAAGAAATGACATTAAAGTGGATTACGACGAAAGTGCTATTTTTAACTCACTCAGAAACCTTTTAACAACAAAACCTGGACAGAGATTTTTATTTCCTTTGTATGGTTTGGATCTAACACAATTTTTATTTCAACCAATTACATCTTTTAACGCTCAGCTTATTGGAGATTTGATTGTATCTTCAATTGATAATTTTGAAACTAGAGTTAATTTACTCAATGTACAAGTGATTCCTGACACTGATAACAACACTTACAACATAACTATTATTGTTCAAATCCCTATCTTTAACTCCACGACAACAATAAATACCATTTTAGATATCAAAACTCAATCATTCGTTTTTCTTAGTACTCCAATCACACAATAATGAGCAACAATCCTCCGGCCCAAAACATATATCCATTAGCTCCAAATAGCTATGCAGCTTTTGATGCAATTGCATTACGCAATCTGATTATAGATCGCTTAAACACAAAAGGATTGTTCACAGATCAAAATTATATCGGTTCAAACTTAGCTTCTGTTATCGATATTGTATCTTTTGCTTATAATAGTTTGTTGTATTATCTAAACAAAACGAGTACTGAGTCTACTTTCAGTGAAGCTCAATTATATGAAAACATCAACAGAATTGTAAAGATTCTTGATTATAAGCCAATTGGATATCAAACTTCTACTCTTACGTTTCAAGCATCTGCATTAGGAAAAGGAAATTCGTTTCTTCCAGGTTCTTATACTATTCCAAGATATTCGTATTTAAATATCGGTTCTGTTGCCTATTCGTTTAATCAAGATATTTCTTTTAATATTCTCACAAACAATATTGTGACGGCTTTATCTGGTCTATCAAATACTACTTTGTTGTATCAAGGTATATACAGAGAAAATCCTTTGTATACAGCTGTTGGAGATTTACACGAAGTTGTTACTCTAAATGTAACAAACACTAACGTTGATCATTTTAATATTGATGTGTACGTTTATGAAAAAACTTCAGGTACGTGGTATGAATATTCAAACGTACCTAATTTGTATACAGAAACAGCATATGCTCGTTCATACGAAAAAAGATTAAACCAAAGTGGAACGTATGAATTTACTTTTGGAGATGGTATAAATGGCAGACAATTACAAGCGGGAGATCTTATTTCTATATATGCTCTTCAAGGATCTGGTACATCTGGAGTCGTTGGACCTAATACTCTTAGCACTACAAAGCCTGCTCCTGTAATTTATAACACCAATACTTTTGCACAAATCTGGCCTGCAGTTACTAGTGCTGAACTATACAATGTTATATCTCAAAGCCAGTTTAACAGTATGGCATTTGATAATGCAGCTGGAGCTACTCTTCCAGTAGCTCCAGAATCTATTGATAGCATCAGAAATAATGCTCCATCAAACTTTAAGAGTCAATATCGCTTAGTTACACAAAGCGATTATAAAAACTTCATTGCAACTAATTTTGCAAACTTTATTACTGATGTTGCTATTTTAAATAATTGGGACTATACAGGAAAATATCTAAAATACTTTAATGATATACAAGCTCAAGCTTCTGGGTTTAAACAAATTTTGCTTAATCAAGTACTTTATGCTAATGCGTGCAATTTCAACAATTTGTATATTTGTGCATTACCTAAAGCCTCTTATGGAACGTCGTTAAAGTATTTGTTACCAGCTCAGAAAGAACTAATTCTTACAGATATAAATGCTCTAAAAACCGTATCAACTGAAATCACATTCTTAGATCCAGTGTACAAAGCAGTAGGCTTTGGAGTTCCAGAAGCAGATGGAACAATAAAATCAATTAACTCTCAATATTTTGCATTACAAATTGTTAGAAACAATGCAACAAGCAGATCTGATAGTTCAATTGTCAACGAAGTTCAAAATATATTCAATTCGTTTTTTAATTTATCAAATGCTCAGATAGGAAATATGTTTGATTACAACAATCTTCACACAGCTATTCTTTCTGTTGATGGTGTTCATAAACTAAGAACAGTAAAGACATTAGGAAGTGGTGTTGCGTACGATGGTCTTTCGTTGTTTATGTGGAATCCAACATATCCCGATTTAGATATCAAACATATAACAAACACAACTCAAATGAATATGTTTGATGTGTTTTATTTTAACAACTTAGCAAATATCATAAACAGTCTTACTGTTGTAACTTCATAACGCCTGTATGTCGAATTCTGTTTTTACAATTTCGCCAAAGACAACGGGTCATGTATTTTCGGATTCGTTTACTCTGACGTTTAAACAGTTAAGTGCTTTACCAACTTCTCTTATAACCAGTCCCGCTTTTGCAAATTTATCATATGCTACACTAACAGCTAATAACGTTTCGTTTGTTAAGTTTGCTTGGGATCTTGGAGATGGCACGGTTCAGTATAATAATCAACAAATAACAAAAATATACAACTATCCTGGAACATATACAGTATCAGTGTCAGGTTGGCTTTCTAATGGTACTCCACCACTGACTGCAAAAGACAGCATAACTGTTGACTATTTGTATCAAAACAACATAAAAATGATACAGCTTCCAAACAATTTTGGAGCGCCTGGACGACAATTTGGAACTCCGTTTGTTGTAAGTTTAACATCTACTGAAATACAGCAACCAATTAACATTACTCTACAAG